GCTCTTAATGCTACAACAGGTGCAACATTAACAGTTTCAAATGGTGCGGTTTCCAATGGAAAAAATGCAGTATTACAATTAACTGGAACTATTACAACAGCAGTTAACGTAGTTGTTCCTGTAGTAGAAAAAGTTTATATTATAGATAATGCCACTTCAGGCGCTTACGCAGTAACAGTCAAAACATCTTCAGGATCTGGAGTAACATGGGCTGCAGCTGACAAAGGCACGAAGATGGTCTATGGTGATGGTACAAATATTGTGGACACAGCTTTCACAGAATTATCTTCTGACTTCTCACCACAACTTTCAGCTGACTTAGACACTAATGGTCAAAATATTATTATCGATAATACAAAATCAATTAATGACGAAAACGGAAATGAACAAGTTAAATTTGCTACAACGGGTTCAGCTGTAAATGAATTCACAGTCACTAACGCTGCATCAAGCGGACACCCTGCACTTTCAGTAACAGGTGGTGATACAAACATCGACATGACTTTAACTCCAAAAGGAACAGGTAGAGTTACAATGAATGGCGGTGGAAAAATTCAACAATTAGCAGAAAAAGTAACTATCGCTGCAACAGGTACAACTGGAACAGTAAACTATGATGTAATCACACAGGCTGTTCTTTACCACACATCTGCTTCAGCAGGTAACTTTACAGTTAATGTTAGAGGAGATGGTTCCACAACTTTAAATAATATTATGGATACTAACGAGTCAGTTACAATTGCTTTCTTAACAACAAACACAGGCACTCCATATTATAACAACGCTTTCACAATCGATGGATCAAGCGTAACTCCTGAATGGCAAGGTGGAGCTGCACCTACAGCAGGTAACGCTAACTCTGTTGATGTTTATACATACACTATAATTAAAACTGGTTCAGCTGCGTTCACAGTATTAGCGGCGCAAACTCAGTTCGCGTAATAACATAGGAGGAGAAAGAACATGCCAATACTAGGATCATTTGGAGCAGGAGCAGCAAAAGGATTTGGATTTTCTGGAGCATCAGGAACACCTTATAACGTTCAATATTTAATCGTCGGAGGAGGCGGAGGTTCTAACTCAGGTTACGGCGGCGGAGGCGGCGGTGGCGGAGGCTTTCGTACAATAGCTTCTAAAACTTTTGAAGTAACAACAGGTAAAAACTATGCTGTTGTTGTTGGAACGGGTGGACCCCAAGCTGACTCAGCAGGAGTTGGAAGCGGAGTTAACTCTTCTTTTGAAGGTAATGATTCAACAATTACATCAGCGGGCGGTGGAGCTGGAGGATACAATATTAATCCAGGTAACGGCCCAAATAATAATCAAGGTATTGACGGTGGCTCAGGTGGCGGTGGTGCACAACCATGGCAATCTTTAGGAGCTGCACCAGGCGGAGCTGGAAACGTTCCTCCTGTATCACCATCACAAGGTAATCCAGGTGGTGGATCTTTATCACAAGGAATTCCAAACGGCGGTGCTGGAGGCGGTGGCGGAGGAGCTAACGCTGCAGGCAGTGGTTCTGGAGGACCAGGTGGAGCAGGAACTGCTTCTAACATTACAGGATCCTCAGTAACTTACGCAGGTGGTGGCGGTGGTGCCCAAATGGGACCAAACGGCCCTTCATCAAGTCCCGGCGGAGCTGGCGGTGGCGGATCTGGTGGTGGCGGTTGGACTGCTTCTGGAAACAAAGGAACTGATGGTTTAGGCGGCGGAGCTGGCGGATCAATTCAAGGAACACAAGGTGGAGGAAATGGTATTGTAATTATTAGAAGAGTAACAGCTGATTCTGACACAGACTCAGGCTCAGTAACTACTGATGGTTCAGATACTATTCACACTTTCAACGCTTCAGGGACTTACGTAGGATAATGGCTAAATATTTTGCAAAATTAGATTCAGACAACGTAGTTTTGTCTACAACGGTTCTTCAGGATTCTGATGCACCAACGGAAGAAGCTGGTATAGCAAAATGTAGAGAAATATTTGGTTGGGAAAGCTGGAAACAAACTTACAGAGATGAAGACCCTAACCCAAGAGGTCAATATGCTGCCATAGGTATGAAATATGATGAAGCTATTGATAAGTTTATTAAATTGCAACCCTATGCAAGTTGGACGTTAAATTCTTCTACTGGCTTATGGGAAGCCCCAGTAGCATATCCTGAAACCTATACTTCAGGCGTAGCTGATGATGGAGTCACAGCTCAAACTCACCCTGATTCTTACGATTGGGATGAAACAAATCAACAGTGGACTAAAAGATTATAATATACTAATATCCTTTCAGAATGATACGAAAGATTTTTAGTGAAACTATTTTCTATACAGGTGAAGTAGGACCTACAGACCTATTTAAAATAGATAGGCAAGAATTATTATTTAATATAGCAGAAAGTTATTATTTAAAAAAATATCATAATAATACTGAATTATTAAAAATAGTTAATATACGATCTCTAACTCAACTGGCTCATTGGTGGTATGATGCTCGTGCTTTTGATTTACATAAAAGAAAATTACAAAGTCCTAATCTTGTAGTTCAAGATACATACGCTTTACATATTTTACCAGGTGATCAAAGTCAAAAAAGAAATCATAATCATATTAATGATGATAAACTTTCTCCTGATTATACTTTTATTTATTGTGTAGATGTACAAAAAGATAGTTCACAACTTATTATAGATTTTGATGACCATCGTAGAAGAAATAGAACTTGGACTATTAATTTAGAAAACAATTATTTTTATTGCTTTCCCTCTTCATTAAATTATTATATAACTAAAAATACTAGCGAAAGAATAAACACTTTATTAATACAGACTTATGAAGAAATTAGATAGAACAGAAATAATTTTTGCAACTCCGATTTATGTTGGTGATTTAAAAATAACTAAATTAAATAATCAACTAATTAATTACTGTAATAAAATTAAAAAACAAAAAGGCAGATCAATAAGTAATATTGGTGGATGGCAAAGTGAAGATGTTGATTGTAGCTTTCCTATCATAAATCAATTTATTACAAATATAGAACCCGCATTAAAAAAATATGCTAATTCTTTTTTAGAAAACGATAAAGTTAATATTAAGATTGATAATCTTTGGTTTAATATAAATAAAAAAAATCATTATAACCAAGAACACGCACACGATGGAGGAGTATCGAATTGTGATTTTTCTGCTGTGTATTATTTAAAAACATCCAACAATGAAAAATGCGGTAATCTTTATTTTGTAAATCCTGATAATTTACTTGGTGGTAGAAAAATGTTTTTTAAGTATCCAATAAATTCTTATAATCCATTTAACTCTGCTAGGTTTAACGCAATTCCTAAAACTCAAAGATTAATTCTTTTTCCCTCACATTTAAAACACGCTACAGCTCCTAATCAAACAAGCTCTGATAGAATAAGTTTATCTTTTAATTGGAGTATAGAATGAATTTAAAATGGTCTTATTGGGTTTATAAAAAAGCAGTAGCACCTGCAGTTTGTGAAAAAATAAAAAGTTTATTAAATAAAACTAAAAAATCTTTAGGTACAGTTGGTGGTAAATCACATAAGAAAAAAGAATTATTTGAATTTAGAAAATCACATGTTGCATTTCGTTCAGATCCTTTTTTGTATCGAACAATACATCCATTTATAAATGATGCTAACAAACAAGCAGGTTGGAATTTTCAATGGGATACTTCAGAACAATGTCAGTTAACAAAATATTCTAAAGGTCAATATTATAATTGGCATATGGATGCATGGCCAGATCCTTATTCTAAAGGAGCGTACAAAGGAAAGATTAGAAAACTATCAAGTGTGTTGGTTTTAAATAATGCAGATGAATATGAAGGCGGAGAATTAGAGTTTTCTTTTGAGCAAGGTCATGACAAAGTTAAAGTTGAATCACCTAAATTTATGGAATCTGCAGGGTCTCTTGTAGTTTTTCCATCCTTTGTTTGGCACAGAGTTAAACATGTAACCAAAGGTACAAGATTTAGTTTAACAAATTGGCATTTAGGAAAACCTTATGTTTAAAGATGCAATACTAATTAAAGAAGCCATATCAAAAGAGAGAGCTAAAATAACTTATGATTATTTTTTACTCAAAGAAAAAGTAGCTCTAAAATTAATGGAAGATGGCTATGTGCCTAAAGATGCTGTTGAATGGGGCACGCTTAATGATAGTCAGGTTGAAAATGCTTTCTCTATGTACGGAGATATTCTTGGCGATAGAATGTTAGTAGATCTATTACCCATGATGGAAAAGAAAACTAAATTAACGTTAGTGCCTACTTATTCCTACACCAGAGTATATCAAAAAGGTAATGAACTTAAGAAGCACACAGATAGAAAAAGCTGTCATATTTCAACTACATTGTTTTTAGGTGGAGATCCTTGGTCGTTCTATTACAAAAATAATAAAAAAGATATTGAGGTAAAATTTAAACCTGGAGATATGCTTATTTATAACGGCACACAATTTACACATTGGAGAAGACCTTTTAAAGGCAAACAGTGTGTACAAATATTTTTACATTACAACATCAAAGATAAAAATCCTTTGTTATATGACACAAGGCCATTTTTAGGATTACCGGGAGATTATTATGCTACAAAAAATAGAATACGTTGATGATGTCTTTGACTTGTTATGGTCGACAGAAATAGCCCATAAATTAGTAAAAGCACCATGGTATCCAAATAATACGGCTAATAGAAAAGGCTGGCCCTATTTTGAAAAAGGTAGTCATACATTTTTTGGTAAATTATTTTTTAAAAAATATAATGCTTATGACATTCAATATGACCCTCACGATAAAGAATTAAATTTTACTTTGATAAATGCTTTTGGTCATATTTTAAAATACTTTCAAATGAATGCAAACCTAACCACTATTGATGGTAACTTACAATTTAAAGGTATGGATGGCAGCACTCATGTTGATGGACCTGATAATCAAGTTGTTTTTATATTAATGTTATGTAGTCAAGATCTTCCTGACAAAATAGGGGGTGAGTTTATACATTTACCAAGTAAGAAAAAAATACCTTTTAAACACGGGCGTTTAATAAAAATGAGAGCATCCGACCCACACTATGCAAAAGCTTTTAACAAACCAAACTTTTCTAGAATATCTATTAAATGGACGGGAGATCTAATATGAAACATGACGACTTTATTTATAAATTTAACATAGATCTAAAACTTTGCGATGATATAATAAAATATTTTAAAGAAAATAAAGAGTATAAAAAGAAAGGCGTGTACAGCGGCGGCGAAGATTTAAAAGTAAAAGACTCAACCGATGTATCTTTTTATAATGATACAACAAATCCTACGATGGTAAAATATTTTAAGGCATTAGGTGTGGGTTTAGATGCTTATTGTAAAAAATATCAAATACCAAATATAAGAACTTCTGCTGCTGGTAACAACATACAATATTACAAACCCAAAGGTGGATTTTTTTCATGGCACTGTGAAAGAGGCAACCGGTACTTTGCCACTAGAGCTATAGTTTATATGACTTACTTAAATACAGTAAAAGACAAAGGCGAAACAGAATTTAAATACTATGGTAAAAAAGTAAAAGCTAAAAAAGGTCTTACATTATTATGGCCCCCTGATTTTACACATACCCATAGAGGTATCCCTTCTCCAACTGAGGAGAAGTATATCGTAACAGGTTGGTGTGAGTTTGAACAATGATTATACATAGATGGTTTCCTACATCCATAGCAGTATCTGAATGTCCTTTTGTAGGTAAGATTCAAAAGCCATACAAAAAATTAATATCAAAATACCATTATGAAGAGTCAGGTTTTTGTAGAGAGAGGATTCATAAAAATATAAAGTTTAAAAAGATTAATGATTGGGTACACAACGAAATTAATAACTTTGCTAAAGAACTTCTTTACACTAAAAAATTTAATTGTGAAGAATCTTGGTTATTAGATTATCCTTTAGGAGGAGGTCAATCTTTTCATAGACATCCAGGGTTTGTTTTTTCAGCTGTTTTCTTTCTGGAAGGTTATGAAAATGATACACATTTAAATTTTGAAAATCCCGTACTAGATATGATGAACCCTAACGAACAAACTGCACATCATGACGGACCTGAAAATAAAAGAGCATTCAACGATTTAACTTACACTATAGCTAGCTATGCACCTAAAACAGGTAAGCTGATTATGTGGCGTAGCCATATTTCTCACGGGTGCTATAATAAACAGGAGGATTGTAAAAGAATTGTTTTTACATATAATTTTAAATGATGCTAGATTTTAAAGAAGATAATGATTTTTTAAGTAAAGAAAGTAAAGACTTTATTGATAAAGAAGTCTTAGGTTTAAATTTTGCCTTTTATCATAAGACAAGAATTATCGAAGGGGATGATAGATACAACGGTTTCTTTGAACACACTATTCTTAGATCAGGAGAGGATAAATGGAATTCTAAATATCATCCGTGGGGTGAGGGTATACTTCAAGATTTTGTATCAAAAAATAATCTTACGTATAAACTTATTCACAGAATGTCCATAAACCTCACTTACAATAATGGTATGGTTAAATGTCCTGTTCACAAAGACCATTTGTTTCCACACAAACAATTAATAGTTTACTTAAATGATGTACAAGACAAAAAAGCTAAACTTTTTATTTTAGATAAGGATGAGAAAAAAATTTTAAAAAAGGTTACACCCAAACAATATAAAGGAGTTTGTTTTAATAACTCACACCATTGGCACTACCATCCTAGATTTGGAGAAAGACTTGCTTTTGTTACAACATTTGAATGAGAATATTAGGCATATCAACATTACACGACAGCAGTGTTGCAATTATAGATAATGGTAAACTAGAATTTTTTTGTAAAGAAGAAAGACTATCTAGAAAGAAAAGAGACAAATATCCAATACTAGCACTAGAACAAGCATTAAAAAAAGCAAAGGGTAAAATAGATATAGTTGTTATTTCTTCACCAACCTACAAAGCTGAAGATAATAAATACATTGAGATTACTGTATTAAAGAAAATTAATGTCCCAATAGTTCGTTTGTGCAACGAACATCATTTGTGTCACGCATCTTTAGCTTTTTATAATAGTGGGTTTAAAGAATCTCTGTCCTGTATCATTGACCGTAATGGCTCTCTCATAAATGGTTTACGAGAAAGTGAAACTATATTTACTTCAAAATATCCGTGCGTTTTTAAACCAATTTATAAAACATATTGGACTTTAAATAATGGTGTCAATAATGATGTACAGAATCAAAAAAATCTAACAGAGTTAATGAAACCGTATCCTGACTGTGAAGTCTATGCTGATTCTTCTATGAACATTACTAAAGTATATGAGACAGCTACTACATTGATTGGTCAAGATGCATTGGAGAATGGTAAGACAATGGGTTTATCTGCGTATGGTAAAGATAAAAAGTATGTGTCTTTGTTTACTGACAATAGACCTAACTCCAATATCTATCATCACGAAGAGGACTATAATCAACAGACTATATTAAAAGAGCATCTACATAAAAAAATAAATAATCTAACCGAGAAACAATATGAATTTTATGCTGATCACGCATTCCAAGTACAGAAGCAAACACAAGAACAAGTCCTTAAATTAATAAAACGATACGTAAAAAAAACAGGTATAAAAAATGTTTGTTTATCTGGAGGATATGCTTTGAATGTTGTAACTAACGAGTACTTAGTAAAAAATTTACCTGATGTTAATTTTTACTTTGAACCCCTAGCTGATGACTCAGGAAATAGTATTGGAGCTGCGCTCTTGATTTATTATAACGAAACTAGAAACACTTATAAAAATAAAAAGAATCCATTAATAAATACATTCTTTAATAATACTAAGCACAAAATAAATGTAGATGGTCAAAACATATCGTCTAAACAAATTGCTAGCCATTTAAGTAACGGAAAGATTGTAGCCGTATATAATGGTGTAGCTGAAGCTGGTCCTAGAGCTCTAGGCAATAGATCTATACTATTCGATCCAAGGAACAAGGATGCTAAAAAAATAATTAACAAAGTAAAAAGACGAGAGTGGTATCGTCCTTTTGCAGTATCTATCCTAGAATCTTTTTTCACTTCATATTTTGTAACTCATAAACTTAAGAAAGCACCCTTTATGACATTATCTTTTCAAGTAAAGAATAATAAAATACCTGGTGTAGTACACGTAGACAATTCTTGTAGAGTACAAACTGTATCAAAAGAGGATGGATACTTTTTTGATTTGTTAAAAGAATTTAATTTAATAACTAAGATACCTGCTCTACTTAATACAAGTTTTAATTTAGCAGGAGAACCTTTAATAGAAACACCAAAACAAGCAATTAATTGTTTTTATAAAAGTGGAATTGATATATTATGGTTCCCTGAAATTAAGAAAGGTTTAATTAAATGAGAATACTGGGAGTGAATTTATCACACAATGTATCCGTATGTTTATTAGAAAACGGTATTATAAAATCTTTTTTACACGAAGAAAGATTTTGTAAACATAAAAATATGCGTGCTGTTATAAACGAAGTAAATAATTTTATTACTTTGAATAAATATATTAATCACAAAATAGATTTAGTGGCATATAATACTGTTGATTATTCTCAAGAAATAAACCCCACAGATCTTGCAAAAGACATCCATAAAAAATTTAAACACTGTCAATTATTTCACGACAAAAAGAAACATCATCTTTATCACGGACTTACAGGATTTCATTTCTCACCTTTTGAAGAAGCTATGGCTATAGTTGTAGACGGCGGAGGTGCAAGACCAACCACTTGGCCTTTTCAAGAAGTTGAAACTATTATGTATGTTAACAAACAAAGCTATGTAGAATATTTTAAACACTGCAGTAATATGCCTGACATACCAGTAGAACATAATGTGTTTCATTATTCAGATCACGAAATCCTAAGAACTATTAATGGTGTTCAATATCTCTTTAGTTCTAATTCACCTGGTGGAATTGCTTTTAATAAAGGTAGTGAGTTGATGGGTTTTGTTTATGGCGAGGCTGGTAAATTAATGGGGCTGTCCTCTTACCATTACACAAATAAAAAATATAACTTAAATTATGATCATGTTAAATTAGCTGCAGATATCCAAGAAGAAAATTTTAAAAGAACTTGCGAGTTAATTGAGCAAGCTGTTGATTACAGAGGTCTTAAAAATATAATACTTACCGGAGGAGTAGCATTAAATTGTGTTAATAATTTTAAATACGTACAAAAATTTAAAGACATAAATTTTTTTATAGATCCTGTACCACATGATGCAGGAACAGCAATTGGAGTAGCTTTATATTGTAATGATTACAAATAATGAAAACAAAGCTGTAGAGCTTTTGTTGAAACAAGAACCTGTCGTTATTTTTCAAGGTGCAAGTGAGATGGGTTTAAGAGCTCTAGGTAATAGGTCTATCTTGTTTGACCCTAGAAACAAAAAAGCTCAAAACATAATTAATACTTTAAAAGGAAGAGAGTGGTGGAGACCTTTGGCAGGAACTATTATGCTAGAACATGTCTCTGAATATTTTGATTTAGGTAATTTAAAAGAATCACCCCATATGTCTTTTGCTCTTCCAGCTAAGACTAAGGCAATAAAAGAAACTCCCTCTATTGTACATGTAGATAATACATCTAGAATGCAAACATTAACGAGAAAACAAAATAAAAATTATTATGATCTAATCAATAACTTCTACAAGAAGACTAAGATTCCTATGTTATTAAATACTTCTTTTAATGTAGCGGGGTTTCCAATCGTAGAAGACATAGACTTTGCTATTTGGTCTTGTAAGCAAATGAACATTAATATGATTTATAAACCAGATGATTGTTAAAAGATTTGCTAAACATTTAACTAATATAGAATACCCTAAAGAAAAAACATCTTGGAATATTGCTGGTATCATCAAAGGACAAAATGCTTTTTATAGATTTGATGTAAGAAATATGTTTAAGTTATCTGATGGAACACCAGCTCAAAATGGAAAGCTCAATACTAAAGCTCAAAAAATGGTTTTAGAAGCTGATAAAGAATGGCTTATTTTAGATCTGGAGGAATTACATCAACACATACGTAAAGAAAAGAAGAGTAAATTGTATATAAACGATTTGATCTCAGAACTAGAATGGACTATATTTTTGGCCAAAAACTAGTATAGTGGGTAGATATGGCATTAAAAAAAGTAAAATTTCAACCAGGCTTTGATAAACAAGGAACTCCCGCTGCATCCCCAGGTAAGTGGGTAGATGGAGATTTTGTTAGATTCAGATATGGAATCCCTGAAAAGACTGGGGGTTGGCAACAGTTAACTAATGATCAAAATACTTTACCTGGTGTTGCGAGAGCTCAACACACATGGACATCTTTAGCTGGAGAGAAGTATGCAGCTATAGGAACGTCACAAGGTTTATTCTTATATTACGGCGGTGCCTTTTATGACATCTCACCTTTAGATTCAGCTTTAGCTGGAACAGGAACTTTCACAACTTCAGCTGCAGCCGGTGCCACAGTAACTATCAATAAAACTGGACACGGCTTAGAAGCTGGAAGATACATTACTTTATCTTCTGTTTCTATGGGAGCTAACACAACGTTAACCGCTGATGATTTTACTACTTACGCTTTTGAAGTCTTAACCACAGCAACTAATTCTTTTACTATCAGCTTAACTAATCCTGCGGCTGGTGTTACAACAACAGAGAACAATGGAACAGGAATGGCTGCAGGTGGATCTTGCACCATTAATCCTTACGTTGTTATTGGACCCACAACACAAACTCTTGGTTATGGTTGGGGTACATATCTTTGGGGAAATTCTACATGGGGTACAGAACGAGCAACTTCTGATGTTATTCTAGAACCAGGTAACTGGTCGTTAGATAATTTTGGAGAAACTTTAGTAGCTACAATAGCCAACGGTAAATCTTTTACTTGGGATGCTGGAGCAACCAATCCTCGTACTATAAGAGCTGCTCTCATGACGGGAGCTCCTACAGCTTCACGATTAACCATTGTATCTGAAAAAGACAGACATCTCTTTCATCTAGGAACAGAGACTACAATTGGAAATGTTTCTACGCAAGATCCAATGTTTATTAGATTCTCTGATCAAGAGTCAACATCTGTATATCAACCAACAGCTATCAACACAGCAGGAACATTTCAATTAGA